CCTTCTCGGCCGCGTCCAGCCTGGCGGCGAGCTTCTCCACCTCGGTCTGGTCCTTCTCCGGCACGCCGGTACCGGACCGGATCTGGCTCATCAAGGCGGACAGCGGCTCCAGCTCCTTGAGCTTGGCCTCCAGCGCCTTGCGCTGGTCCCGCTCGGCCTGCAGCGCCTTCAGCCCGGTCTCACCCAGCTGCCCCTCGGCGGGGTTCGCGGGGGTGGCCGGCGGCTGGCCGGCCGGCGGTGAGGCCGGCGGGGCGGTGGGCTGGCTGGCTGGCGGCGTCGGCGTGGGGGGCGTCGCGCCCGGGTCGGCCGGCGGAGTGGGGGCGGTCATCGCGACCAGCTCCATTCGGATTGTGGTGACCTGCCGGGCATCGCGCCCTACAGGATGTAGCCGTGCTGATGCAGCGCCCGCAGGTACGCGGAACTGTCGTTCCCGTACCGGTCGAAGATCGCCTGTGGGGTGAGGCGTCGCGCCCCGCCCCGTCGAGCGTTCGCGGCAGCACGTCGCGTGGTGCCTTCCGTGGTGTACGGGCTGCCGGGCGTGGACAGGCCGCTCTTGCGGCCGGTGACGTTCACCACCCGGCTCATGTCGGCGCCGTTGCGGATCGCTTCCGCGCCGGCCTTGCCGAACACCCGGTCCTGGTCGGCATCCGACAGGGACCGGAAGTAGGTTTTCGGGTCGGTGCTCGGGGACACCTCGTGCCGGTCCCACTCGCTCTTGGTGATCGGCCGCATCGTGCAGTCGCAGTGCGGGTGCCGCAGGAACCCCTGGCTCTTGCGGTACAGCCGGCCCGCCAGGATCGCGCAGCGGGCGCAGCTTGAGCCGCTGGTCACCCGGACGTAGCCGATGATGTTGCCCCGCACCCCGGAGTTGATGTCCATCGCCAGCCGGCCGGCGTCGCTGATCTCGGTGTTCGCGACCAGCTGCAGCCAGTTCTGTCCGGCCTGCAGCGCCTGCGGCACCGGCATGCCGGTGCCGATCCTGGACAGCACCACCCGCGGTGCGACGTCCAGCACCTCACCGAGGTCGGCGCCCCACGCGGTCACGCCGGAGAACGCGGCGGCGTTGGCGACCGCCAGCGGCGCGTCCACCTCGCCGGCCTCGGCCACCAACGCCGGCAGGTACAGCCCGGGTAGCTCGGCGGCCCGGTACTGGCCGGCGGCAACCACCGCGGTGACGCTGCCGGAGACCTTCGCCCACGACGCCTGAACGTCGTCGCGGCGGATCCGGCGCCAGCGTGCGGCCAGCAGCGCCCGGACCCGCGCGAGAACGCCGGCCTGTTCCGCGAAGTAGGCCGCGGCCAGCTGCTCGCCGGCCACCGGCTACGCCGAGACGGGCGGAGGCGGGGCGGGCGGCATCGACATCGGCATCCCGTTCTGCGGACTGAACGTCGGCCGGGGGCCGAGCAGCTTGTCGACCGCAGTCGGGCTGGACGGCGGGAGAACGCTGTCGCCGGCGTCCTCCTCCTCCATCATCTTGATCTGCGCGTCGGAGTAGCCGAGGTCCTTGCGGGCTTGGCGCAGCGTGGTGATGCCGGCGGCGTGGAGCTTCACGGCGGCGTCAGCGGCCTGCGCGGTCGTCGGGGTGGAGGCGTCCCGCCACTCCACCTCGAGCCGCTTCAGGGCCGGGTCCCACTCGCCGGTCTGGATGCGGCGCACCAGCCGCATCACCTGCTCCCACGACCCGCCGAACGAGCGCTGCTTCCGCTCGGCGCGCTTCACCAGCCGAGCCTCCGAGCTCCGGATCGCGTCGGCGCTGGCCGGGTTGTCGGTGGCGTAGCCGAGGTAGTGCGGCGGCAGGCCGGCGATTGAGGCGACCAGCTTGGCCAGGTTGTTCAAGCTCTCGTGGAAGTTACTGAGGCTCGCGGCCTGGAACTGGAACTCCCGGCCGCCCTCCACCGGGATGGTCAGCAGCCGACCCATGATGACCTGCAGCGCGGTCAGGTTGTTGCCGGCGGCGTCCTTCAGATCCTCCGGGCCCACACCCCACAAGCCCCGCAGCGGCAGCGCCACGAACTCGGCGGCCAGCATCATGTCGGTGGCGATCTTGTTGGCGGCATCCGCCAGCGGCAGGATCGAGGACAGCTCGGAGGCGCCGTAGCGCAGCGAGCCCTGGGACGGGTACAGGTTGGTGCGGCGGGCCCGCAACCGAGGCCGGTTCGTGATCGGCACGATCGGCACGACACCCAGCTTGTGGTCGTCGCGGCGGGTTGCCTTCCACCCGTTCTGCCACTCGAACCACACTGTGGCGTCGGGCAGGTACAGGGTGGCGTACCGGTCGAGGATCTGGGTGTAGGAGTCCTGGTCGGCGACGCGGCGCAGCGCGGCCCGCACCTGCCGGGTCCGCGGGTCGATATCGGCGTACACCTCAAGCGGCGACTCGGCGGTGATCAGCGGCGTGTCCGCGTCGTCCTCGTTCGCGCCGACTGCCACGTAGGAGCGCCGCATCACCAGGGCATCAACGTGCGCCATCTGCGACTTCTCGTCGCAGTCGTTCTCCTGCCACACCCGCCACAGGTCGTCGTCGCCCTCATCCTGATCCGGGCGCCGGAACCCCTCGATGTCGAGACGCTCCTCCACGGAGTCGACGATCAGCTCCGGCCAGGCGATCACCACCGGCTTGATCCGATCCGACACTTCCCGGAACAGGTCCGGGTGCATGTAGGACTGCTCAGGGGCATTCTCGTAGTAGTCGTCCAGCGCCTCGAGCTCCGGCTTCTCAGCATCATGCCGGCGGGCCAGGTAGTGCACCCACTCTTCGTCGGTGGTGGGAAGCCCCATCGCTGAACCTCCCGGTCACTTCATGACGATGACGGTGCGCTTCTTGGCGGGCCACTCGCCGGCGGCGAGCGCGTCGGCGCGGGCCTCTCCGGCCAGCGCGGCGCCGACAACCGCGTCGATCTTGCGGGGGGACTGGTCGTGTTCCTTGCGGACCAGTCGGTGGCCGCCCTTCATCCGCACGTAGGCGTTGCCGAAGTGGTCGATCACCCGCGGGTCACCGGAGTGCCACAGCTCCCCTTTGACCAGGTCGGTGTGCAGCCGGTCCAGGGCCGCACCCATCTGCACGTCCCGGCGGGTCTCCCAGGAGATGACCTTCTTCGCACCCAGCTCGGCGGCCAGGTCAGCGATGTCGGTGCGCCACTCATGCGGGTCGCAGTAGGCGCGGGTCACCTCGTAGCGGGCGAACGCCTCCCGGATCGCGTCCAACACCTCACCGCGCGGGACCTCCCACCAGGAGCCTTCCGGCCCGGCCGGCTTCTCCCAGATCCCGACCGGGAAGAAGAACCCGTCCTCCATGCGAGCACCGACCAGCACCGTCGAGTCGTCGTTGATCGACCCGTCGAAGCCGAGGGCGATCGCGGTGCCGGGCCCCACCACCTCGGCGCGGGCCTGCCGCTCGACGACGTCCTTCGCGATCCAGGCGTCCTTGCCGGACACGGCGCGGTTGAGGTAGTACCGGGCGGCCTCGGCGTCGTCGACGCAGATCCGCGGGTCCCGCATGTCCCGGTACTTTCGCTCCATGTCGTGCCAGGCTGCGGCCGCGCCGTACACCTGTCGCAGTTGCGCGAACGTGTGGGCCTTGTCGTCCAGGTCGATGCGGCCGTGGGCTTCGCGGTGGTCGACGTGCACCGTCGCCGACAGCTCGCCCTTCCGCCACGCGGTGAGGGTGTTCTCTGCCACCGACCGCTCACCCGGTTTGTAGGCCGTGGTGGTCTGCATCAACCATGGGTCGGCGATCTTCCGCTTGCCCAGGTTCCGAGCCACCGTGCCGTACATGGCCTTCAGCTCACGCAGCACGTACAGGTGCGTCTCATCCGCGCACACCCAGGTCTCTTTGCCGCCGTCCTTCGATGCCGACCCAGCTGTGCACGCCCGGATCTCTCCGCCGTGCGGCAGGTACAGGGCAGTCGCCGACTGATACTGGCGGGCGCCCGTCACGCCACCGTAGATGTCCGGATGGACGTCCGGGCCCCAGTCGGAGGCGATGAATGCAATGTTCTCGAAAGTGTTCCCGGCCTGAGTCTCCTCCGTGGCCAGGCACTTCAGCAGGGGAGACCGGACCGGCCGGCCCACCGGCTGCCCGTCGGCGTTCCACCCATCACACCGCGCCGGCGCGAACGCCTCCGCGATCCCGACGAACCCGGCAAGCTCCGACTTCGCGCGGCCCTTCGGCCGGGACAGCACAGCCTCGTTGTGCACCCGCCGGCCCGAAGTCGGGTCCAGCCGGTACGCCTCCACGAGGAAAGCCAGCCATTCGTCGTCCAGTTCAACTGGGTCGCCCTGGACGTCGCCGGGGCCGTGGCAGCAGAACGCCTCGATCCAGTCGGCGAGCTCGTAGCCGAGGGAGCAGACGTGCCCGTCGAACAGCGGGCCGGCCCACGGCATGGCTCAGCCGCCGGCGGCCTTCCGGGCCCGGTCCAGCGCCGTCACCGACCCGCCCGCCCTCGGGCTATACGCCCCCCGAGCGCCACGGTGCTGCGGACGCTTCCCCGCCTCATCCGGCACCCGCAGCGCCGCGACGAGCTGCTTCATGATGTTCGCCTGCTGCCTGGCCTCGGCCAGCACCCCGTCCACGGTCAGCGTGATGTCGCCCTCATCATCCATCCGGCGCAGGTGCAGCAGACCCTCGATGCCCTTGCCGCGCACCACGCCGTCGAGCTGATCGAGCCGGTCCGCGATCCGGCATGCCTCCAGCAGCAGCTCGCGCTCAGCCGGGTTGAACTCAGCGGCTTCGTGCATCTCCCGCCACAGCCGACGGCCACGTGCCGCGAGCCCGGTGGGTGTCTTAGGAACGGCCACGGAGCGTCACCGCCTTTCGATGGTCGTCGAACTTTCAGGACTCTGGACAGCGAGCCACCTCCCCGGCGGTCCGCTGACCTGGGCCGTTGGGGGTCCTCCCCCACCCTTTTGGTGACTCGGTGTGACGGGTCAGAGGGTCGAGATGGTCGGGAGGCTGTAGGCGAGCAGCGCGGCGGAGGCGGCGAGGAGCGGCAGGCTGACGCGGACGGGCCCGAGGGGCAGGGCGGCGATGGCGAGGAGGATGACGGCGGCGAGGTAGAGGAGTGCTTGCCAGGTCTGCATGGTCACCCTCCTTGTCGGGCGTTCCATCCGCCGGGCTGGCGGTCCGCGGTCTGTGTGCTGTCGCAGTTGGCGCACAGTCCTCGCCCGAGGCTTGGGTCACCGTAGGGGTCGATGCCCATGGCTTCGAGCTCGCGCACGCTGTGCGGGTGGTGGTCGGCGTGGGTGGCTGGTGCGGCGTGGCAGAGGACGCAGATGGGGTCGCGGCGGAGTACGGCGCGGCGCCACACGCGGTGGCGTCTGCCGTAGCCGCGTTGTGCCGCTGTGCCGCGCTGCTGCTCGGCCTTGGCCTTGCACTGGTCGCAGCGTCCGCCGGTGGTGAGTGTGGGGCAGCCGGGGGTTGGGCAGACCCGGAGCGCCCGGGGCACGGCTACCGCTTGCCGGTGGCAATGTCGTGGGCGAGCTGGCGCTGTACGTCACCTGGGGTGGGGCGCTGCTTGGGTTGGCCGGGGAGGTGGCCGGGCGGGCGCTCTGCTTCGCTGACGGCGGGGTCGATCCACTGGACGAGCCGGTAGGTGCCGTCGTCCTGCTCTTGGGTGCCGAGGTGGGGAACGACGTTGCGTGGCTCGTGCGGGTGTCGCGCGCGGACGCAGGTGAGGCCGTCCTGCTGTGCGCCGCACTGCTCGGCCTCGCCGTTGTTGATGCGGTCGCGTTCGGCTGCGAGCTGGTCGTGGAGGTGTGGCCCGGCCATGGTCACCTCCGGACAGCCGAATGCCCAGACCGTGTGGGGTCTGGGCATGGGGGTGGTGCTGTAG